TTGAATGTCTGCTGAACACCGTTCACAAAAAGTTTTATAACACCAGACGTACGAACGATAGCGATGTGATACCATGTGCCCACGCTGAGGACGGAACCTGACTGGGCCGCATACGCCTTAGGATAACCGTATTGATAGCCAAAGACTAAGGTTGTACCGCCGACAACATAAGACTGCATGTGTCTATCAGCAGACTCATATTGATTAAACAAATGTGTGGTCGCTGTCGATTTCAGCATCAACCAGAAGTCTATTGTAAAGTCCCCCGTCGATAAAAACCAGTCGTCGCTATCTGCTAGAGAAAGATATTTCGTCCCCGCCCCGTCGGCATAGATAGATTGACCGAACTTGGCCTCATCACCCGATACCGTGACCCCACCGTTATTTGTGACAACCTTCCCCGTCTCGTCTGTGAATACCGTTGACCCGACACCTCCATTGAAATGAAGGGCCAGCTTAGTATACTCATCAATCCCCCCGAAAGAATCCGGGACTGAATTAACAGAAACGTTTGACACGGTTCCGGAAGCAACTTCTACATCCCCCGTAAACGGCTGGTTGGAGCCGTCGAGCTTGGCGTAGGATGTAAGGTCTGGAGCCGGAACAAGGTCAAGTATCCCCTGCACCGTGTCTTTCTTTAGCTTGGTGGAGTCGGTAACGTCCCCGAAATACAACTCGTCGGAGGCGGTTATCGTAGTGTCTGTGGCTGTGATGACTTGGGGGTCGTCAGATTGGTCAAGATGCAGAGATAGAGGGTCTGTTTCTGTGGTCGTGACTTCAGCCCATCCCCCGTTAAGACGCCCATACGTCTTGTCATCTGTCGGGGCATCTGTCAGGTAAGCTGACAAATCAGGCGTATTGATAATGTCGGCGTAATCCTTGTCCCAAGCGGAATAAACAGGATCGGTTTCAGCCTGAAGATAAAGAGCCTCGTCAATCTGCGTCGCGGTGTAATAAGACCCTTTTTCAGACTGCCAAACAGGATCTGCCTCACTCTGTAAATATGCGGCCTCATCCACCTCGACCTTGGTGTAGTAAGATCCCTTATCAGAGGCCCACACCGGGTCGGATTCGCTCTGCAAGTATGCCGCGGCATCAATCTGGATCGATGTGTAATAATCACCCTTGTCAGACGTCCAGATCGGGTCAGTCTCAACCGTGGTCACCTCGGACCAAAACCCGTTTTTGCGCCCATAAGTCTTTCCGTCAACCAGCGCATCCTGCAAATACTTCGCGTCCGCTTGATCCGCAGTCTGGTAAAGAGCCTTATCCACTGACCAAACGGGGTCCGTTTCAATCACGTCAAGGTCGTCCAGTGCATCGGCCACCTTCTGCAGGTCGTTCTTCGATGCGTCAAGGTTCCCGCTGAACCCGGACGTGTTGACCCTGACCTCCTCGGCCTTGATCGCATAAGATCCCGCCAAGACAGGTGTCTGCCAGAAGCACAAGAGCCCACAAAGCAGAACGTTAATACTTCGCATAATAGGCAAGCATCTCATCTTTATAGTCTCCCCCTGCTGGTGCAGTCGTAAAAACGACCCCATCGTGCGTCTCGTTCTCGGTGTATTCGTTCCCGGCCCCCTTTTTTAAAAGACGACCGTTCTTGAACAAAATCAAGCTCCCAGACCTGAACTTGGGGATTGCGAACGAGAGCGTCACCCCGTCCCCGTCAAAAGCATAAGTGTCGAACTCGTAGACAGGATTCTTCGCGGACGCCGGTGTCGCGCCAATATTGAGGTCAGACCAAATGCGGAAACTCAAAACAACCGCATAGCTCCGAGTCTCAAGGTCCTCCTCATCGCTCTGGCTGTCAGTAAATATCCGAAGCCCAGACTCGACCAATGCCTTCCGAACGGCAAACCCCAGCTCATGCGCAGTCGAATAATCCTTCGCCCACCCTGCGATCTGCACAGACGCGCTGTCAATGCCACTGTCCCCGGACATGCTCCGAACCGGCTCAATCCCGGACACCTGATACACAACAGCAGGAAGAACGGCGTCCTTCGGCAAGCGGACAGGATAGACACGCCCAGCCACAAGCTCCTGAACGTCAGAACTGGCCGCCAATGCCGAGAAAATCTGCGCTTGGATCACTTTTCCCTCACGATCTGCGCAACCTTCCGCGTCAAAACCTCTTTGATCTTCGCCAATGCCGCCTCTTTCTTGGATTCAAAAGCCGGAACAATGAACGGATGCGCGGTCATATACTTCGTCCCGAACTCGTGGAACTTCCAATAGAACGCGTCTTTTGACTTGTCAAAGCCCTGCCCGAGCTTCTTCCACGTTCCACGACCATGCCTGACGCCCAAGATGAACTGCTCCTTGAGCGGATTCGGCTTGCTCAAACGCTTGACATATATTGCACCCCTTAACCGGCCAGTGTCCTGCGGGGCCATTGTCATCGCGGCCTGCTTGACAACCTTCGCACCAGACCCCAATGCACTGCGAATCCCTCGAAGTGCGATCTTTGGCCCAAGAGCCTTCATGCTTTTAGAAAGCTCGGCCCAGCCCTGAACCTGCACCGTGATCATTGCTCGTCCCTCACGCCTTCACTGGTCATCAAATGAAGCTCCTCGTGGCGCTCGTTTGGGTCCACAACGCTCTTGATCATATAAATGGCATCGTTATACGAAACCCTCATGCCTGCCGTCACATCCGAACGATACCGGACCTTGATCCGCACCGTGATCTCGCTCTGAACCTGCTGTTGTGCCCAGAACTCACGACCGTTCAGCGGTTCCACAGCCCCCCAGACAGTCGCCACGTCCTCCCAGACAAGGTTCTTTTCCCCGAACTCATTGACAGCCGGGGATCCAGCCACCGCTTCTTGAATGGTGATTCGCTTGTTAAATCGCCCGGCTCCGGTCATTTATTGCCCCTGATTTAGCCTGTATTGGCTCAAAAGACGCTCAACGGTCTTGTTTTCTGACAAAGGACGCTCGACCTGCGCTTCCCGATTGGCATACATATCCGCAACCAGCATCAGCATTGCTGTCCGCAGTGTCTTGGGGAGCTCCTGCGTCGTCATCGGGCTCCCGGACATGTATCCGGCCTCGTAAGTCACAACAACGGAATCATCCGATCCGTGCGTCACCGGCCACTCGCCAACAGGCCGGATAGTGGCAGGCTCGGAATCAGACACAACGTACTCCGCGGGATCAAGCGTCTGCTCCGCGCCATCCTTGTCTTTATACACCACAGACGTCACCGACGCCAAAGGACACCGCAGGACAATAGGCCCCTGCCGGACCGGGAACCCCGCAAGACGAAGCTCCAAGCCCTGCAACCCAATGGCCCGGTCGAGATACTCCTCGCACCACTGCCGAGCGGATGTAATGAGCGTCTCGATCAAAGATGCTTCTGCTTGGGAAAACTCGGCCCGGATGAACTCCGCGGCCTCAGATACGGTAATGATCTCGGTAGGCTGGGCCAAAACTTTCAGCATAGCGCGTCCTCTAATCTTATCTTCGGGAAACACTCAAGCGCCGTCTCCCGCGTTGCATTAACGACCTCAACCCCCTCACCGGCAAGATCGCGTGCCAATGCAGGGAAATTCTTCAAAAAAGACCGCACAGGACAGTCTCGGTTCAAAGGCCCCGGGTGGTCCCCATGCCAGTGCGTCTTGCCCCCCGTCCTCTGCATATCAAATCCCAAAAGAACAATGCGGACTGCTCCGAACAAATATGCCAGATTGACAGCCTGATAACCACTGTTCGCCCCGAAATGAATCACGCCGTCCTTGCCAAGACCGGGCGAACTCGATCCGTCTATCAAATGCACGCCGTATGTCAAATGAGCACTTCTGTCCGCTGTCCAGAACTCTCCACTGCACGCCCTTAACGTCTCATCGAAGTATTTCTCCCACCACGGCCCGTCGCATGCGTACAGGATGTCGGCCCACGGCGCCATCCTGAATGTCGTATTTACGACCGCGACTTTCCTCTCCGGCGATACTTCACCCTCGGCTCGCCACCTTCGGACGGCTTCACAATCCTCTGCGTTGAGGCTTGGTCCGCTTGCAATGACGACCCAACTTGTCCGGCATCGACGGGCTGGCGAAAAGACGATGAACTCCCATTAGGGAGTGGGTTGGCGTGTTCTGCCACCAACCCACTCCCCATGAGAAACCGTGCCTTCGCATCCGGCATTTCAAGCACGCGCCCGGGATCAACATTCCCGAACTGCGCGCTGATGAATGGCCGTACTGCTTTCACGATCATGCTTCAACCCCCCGATTAGGCGGTCAGGTTTCCGTACAGGATCGAGGCCGGACGCAGACCGGCAAGCGCCAAACGCGCCTCGCCCTGCACCGTCACAAGACCCTTGGTGAAGTCGTTCCCGTCCATGTTCATCTCGACGGTAACGCCCTCGCGCTCGAACAGCATCGCGCCCACGTTGAACGCGCCAATGAGGATCTTGCCCTGCGTGATGGAGTTTGTCACCACCACCGGCAGACCCCAGAGGGTCGGCACAATGGCCCCAAACGGATTGCCGACAAGGTACTTTTCGTTCCCGTCCTTCAAGCGCTCGATAGCGCCCCAGTCCTGCGTGTTCAGGATCACTGCGTCAGCGGGATAATCCGCAACCGCAAGCTGTTCCTTCGCCCTGCTCACGGAATCAATGGCCGTGTCACCCGATGTCGGCGTGAACGCGGTCATGTTGTCATCGTGAGAAAGACCCTTCAACGCTTGGCTCGTGCCAAGACCGTTGATGATCTGCGAATCGATCCTC